ATTAGATGGTTCTACAAATTACTATGAAATAAATGTAGCTTATGAAGGACTAGCTATTTGGTGTGATGGTGCGGAGTGGTTTATAATCCAAAAGAAAGCATAAAAATATAACAAACATTAATTAATTTAATTGTAATATCATGAAAGCGACAGAAATGTTAAAACAAGTAAAAGACCTACTAGGTATGAACGCTACAGAAGTAAATTTAGAAGAGCAAGATGTAAATCTTGAAGAAACTAAAGAAGAAACTGTTTTAGCGGAAGACAAAGTAGAGGAAACAAAAGTAGAGCTTGCAACTATGCAGCTTGAAAATGGTACAACAGTAGAAGCAGAAGCTTTTGAAACTGGTAACGAAATCTTTATTGTTACAGAAGACGAAAAAGTTGCACTACCAGTTGGAAGTTATACACTTGAAGATTCTACAGAATTAGTTGTAGAAGAAGAAGGTATAATTGCTTCTATAGGCGAAGCTGAAGTGGAAGAAGTTGAAGCTGCAGCAGATTACGCTACAAAAGAAGAATTAGCAGAAGTAAGAAAAGCAGTCGAAGATATTGTAACTATGATTGAAGAATTAGGTTACGGTAAAAAAGACGAAGAAATGGCTTCTGAAGAGGTTAAAGAAGAATTATCTGAAGAGCCTGTAAAAGAAATCTTATCTGAAGTAGAAAAAGTAAAACACAATCCAGAAAGTGAAGAAAAAACACAATTAAACATTCCTTCAAATTCTAGACCTATGAATACTTTAGACAGGGTAATGCAAACAATATCAAATTTTAATTAAAATAAATAAAAATGGCAAATAGTACAGTAACACCAATAACTTCTACTTATGCAGGAGAATTTGCAGGAAAATATGTTTCTGCAGCTCTTTTAAGTGGAAACACATTAGCTAATAACTTAATAACAGTTAAGCCAAATGTAAAATACAAAGAAGTAATGAAAAAAGTTGCTTCTACTGGTCTTGTTAAAAATGGTGCATGTGACTTTTCAGGTCAAGCAGATGTTTTAACATTAACAGAAAGAATATTACAACCAGAAGAATTCCAAGTGAACCTAGAGCTTTGTAAAAAAGACTACGTACAAGATTGGGAAGCAGTTCAAATGGGATATTCTGCAATCAACGAAACTTTACCACCATCATTCTCTGATTTCTTAATCGGACATGTATCAGCTAAAGTTGCTCAAAAAATGGAAAACAATATCTGGACAGGAACAAATGCAACAGACGGAGAGTTTGATGGATTTATAACTACTTTAGGAGCAGATACTGATGTAAATGACGTAACAGGTACAGCATCTACGGCAGCAAATATTATCGAAGAGCTTGGTAAAATTGCTGACGCTATCCCTTCTGCTGCATATGGTTCAGAAGATATGACTATCTACTTACCATCTAATATGTATAGAAACTACGTTAGAGCATTAGGAGGATTTGGAGCATCTGGTTTAGGAGCTGCAGGTACTGACAACAAAGGTACACAGTGGTACTCAAAAGGAGCAGGTCTTCAGTTTGATGGTATTCCAGTTGTATTAGCACAAGGTTTATCTAGCAATGACGCAGTTGCTGCAGAAAAATCAAACTTATTCTTTGGTACAGGTTTATTATCAGACCATAACGAAGTAAAAGTATTAGACATGGCTGATCTAGATGGTTCTCAAAATGTAAGAATCGTTATGAGATTTACTGCTGGTATCCAGCACGCAATCGGATCTGACATTGTATTATACGCAACAGCGTAATTAAAGATTGTATAACATAAGAAAGGGTAGGTAGCTAAACTGCCTACCTTTTTTTTTAAAATAAAAATAATATGGCTTGTGATTTAACTCAAGGAAGAAAAGAACCTTGTAAAGACGTAGTTGGAGGTATAAAAAAAGTATATTTTACTGATTTCGGTGATTTTGGAACTGTAGATTTTACAGACGAACAAATTACTGATATGAGTGGAACTTTTGAAGCCTTTGAATATGATTTAAAAGGAAATTCATCTTTTGAACAAACAGTAAATAGCTCTAGAGAAAATGGAACAACTTTCTTTGAGCAAACATTAAATCTTACTTTAAAAAAATTAAGTAAGGAAGATAATAAGGAATTAAAACTATTAGCATACGGTAGACCACATGTAGCTGTTGAAGATTACAATGGTAATGTAATGGTAATGGGATTAGATAACGGAGCTGACGTAAGCGGAGGAACAATCGTAACAGGAGCTGCAATGGGTGACCTTTCAGGTTATACATTAACGTTCACTGCACAGGAAACTTCACCAGCTAAATTTTTAGCTTCTCCAACTGCAGCAGATCCATACGCAGGTATGAGTTCAGCTACAGTAACAGTAACTGAAGGAACTAACTCTTAATAATCCTTTAAACTCGATAAAGAAGGCACTAATGGGTGCCTTTTTTTATGCTTAATAATTAACAAAATAACATTTATTTTATTGTACTAGTATGATAATATTACAGAAGAGTTTAACTTCTCAAACGATTAGTTTTATTCCAAGAGAATACGTAGCATCTGGCAGCAACATTTATAACATATCAATTGTAAATGAAACAACAAATAAGTCAGTGTATGATGAAGACACAAATGCGTTTACATTAAATGATTACTATTATGAGTATTCTGATGTATTCACATTAGTAGAAGACACGTTTTATACATTAACGATAAAAAAGAGTGGCAGTATTATTTATAAAGATAAAATATTCTGTACAAATCAAACTGTTACAAATTATTCAGTAAACAATAATGAATATGATGAGCAAGAAACAACAAACGAATTTATAGTACTATAATATGGACAATTTACACATAGTAAACTTATCAGAATACAATAGACCTAAAATATCTGAAGACAAACACAGAGATTGGGTTAATTATGGTGAGAACAATGATTATTATTCTTATTTAATTAATTTATTTATTAATTCTGCAACTAACAATGCAATTATTCAAGGAATATCTCAATTAGTATATGGAAAAGGTATTGATGCAACAAACAGCTCTCAAAAGCCAGATGAATATGCAGCAATGAAATCTATATTTAGAGATGAAGATTTAAGAAACGTAATATTAGATCTTAAACTATTGGGAGAAGGAAGTTTTCAGGTATTATACCAAGACAGCAAAGTAGTAAAAGCAGAACACTTTCCAAGACAAACATTAAGAGCAGAGAAATGTAATGATGATGGAGAAATTGAAGCATATTACTATTTTCATGACTGGACCAAGATAAAAGCAAATAGTAAGCCTAAAAGAATAGCAGCATTTGGATTTGGTAATGGTAAAGAGCCAGAAATTAAAGTTGTAAAAAGATATGTAAGTGGATATGATTATTATTGTCCAGTAGATTATCAAGGAGCTTTAGCTTATGCTGAATTAGAATCAGAAGTATCAGACTATTTAATCAATGATATACAAAACGGATTTTCAGGAACTAAAGTTGTAAACTTTAACAATGGGGTGCCTGATAGAGAAAAGCAAATGCAGGTTAAGTCTGATGTTATGGGTAAACTTACAGGAGCAAGAGGAGAAAAAGTTATTATAGCATTCAACAACAATGCAGAAAGCAAAACAACAATAGATGATGTACCTTTAAATGACGCACCAGCACATTATCAGTATTTATCTACAGAGTGTGCAAATAAGTTAATTATAGGACACAGAGTAACATCACCATTGCTTTTAGGTATTAGAACAGAAAATAATGGACTAGGATCAAACGCTGATGAAATAAAGACAGCTTCTTTGTTGTTTGACAACGTTACAATAAAGCCTTATCAGGAGCTTTTAATAGGTTGTATGGACTCTATATTAGCTGTAAACGAGATAAGCCTTAATTTATACTTTAAAACGCTTCAGCCGCTTGCTTTCATAGAAACTGACAATGCAGTAACAGAAGAATCAAGAGAAGAAGAGACAGGAGTTAAATTAAAAGAAGAAAAACCAGATCTTACAGATGAAATGAGTGAAGACTTTTTATCAGAGTTAGAAGGTGAGATAATGGAAGAGTATGATCTTATAGGAAAAAGAGAATATTCAGAAGAAAACGAAGGTTTAGAAGAGTGGAAGCAAAAAGTAATAGATGGTGATTTAGAATTAGAATCTGTTAAGTCTAAACCATCAGATGAAAGTTATTTAGATAAAAGTGTATATAAAGTAAGATATGCTTACGAAGAAAAATACACAAGTGGCAACAGTAGAAAGTTTTGTTCTACCATGATGAAAAGAACAAGAAATGGTGTTGTGTATAGATTAGAAGATATAGATAAAGCTTCTAGAGCAGGAGTAAATAAATCTTTTGGTCATAAAAAACAATCATATGATCTATTTAAATATAAAGGTGGACCAAACTGTGGTCATTTCTGGGAAGAAAGACTTTATAAATTAAAAAAGAAAAAGGATGGAGAAAACTATGAAGATAAATCTTTAGCTAGTAGCAAAGAGGTAGATAGTATTCCAAGTTCTTATAAACCAAGACCAGCAGGGCATAAAAAAGCAGCAATAGCTCCTAAAGATATGGCAAATAACGGATATAAAAACCCTAGATAAAAATGGCACAAGCATTATTAATTAGCAGAAAAGATATAGTAAAGTTTACAGCAATGAATGGTAATGTTGATACTGATAAGTTTATTCAGTTCATTAAGATTGCACAAGACATTCATATACAAAACTATTTAGGTACAGATCTATTAAACAAAATAGAATCTGATATAATTGCAAGCAGTTTAACTGGTAGTTATTTAACTTTAGTTACAGACTATGTAAAACCAATGCTTATTCACTGGGCTATGGTAGAATACCTTCCTTTTGCTGCGTACACAGTAGCCAATAAAGGCGTTTTTAAACATTCAAGCGAAAATGCAACTAATGTAGACAAAGTTGAAATAGATTTTCTTATAGAAAAGGAAAGAAATTTAGCACAGTACTACACGGACAGATTTGTTAGCTACATGAGCTTTAACAATGATAGTTTTCCTGAATACAACAGTAACTCTAACGAGGATGTATATCCTGATAAAGATGCAAGTTTTGAAGGATGGGTATTATAAAGAAAAAGTACAAACCAAAAGCTTATAATGTGCAAAGATTAAAAAAATACATTATAGACTTGACAAAGAATAACAAAAAATTAAAAAACTTATTGTAATAGTATGTTTGGAACAATATATGACGAATCGTGGTGGGGAAATGTAAATGAAGAAAATGGATGGGGATCAATCTATCCTTTTGATGCAGATGGCTCTTATTTTAGAGCAGACACAACCCTAGTATTAGCAAGCAGCACATTATTTACAGCAGATAAAACAATTTATTAAGACATGGCAAAACAAACAATTAATATAGGAACAACAGCAAATGACGGAACGGGTGATCCAATAAGAGAAGCATTTGATAAAACTAATGATAACTTTACAGAGTTGTATGACGGTGCTGGAGGTGTGGCTGATGGAGCAGTAACTACAGCTAAACTTGCAGATGATGCAGTAGATTCAGATAAGATAGCTGATGGAGCAGTTGATACAGTTCATATAGCAGATTCAAATATAACAACAGCAAAAATAGCAGCAGACGCAGTAACTTATGCAAAATTAGGCACAGAGTTTACAACAATTCAAGCTTTAAGTGGAACAGCTGTAGATTGGTCAGCAGCAACAATATTCACTAAAACAATATCAGGAACTGAAGCATTAACATTTAGTAATGTAGAAACAGGCAAGGTAATTGATTTAGTTTTAACAGGAGGAACAACGGTTACATTACCTGCATCAGTAAATCTAATATCAGGTACTTATGATCCTGCTGTATCTAATTTAATTCAAATAACAGCAACTAATGGCTCAACAGAACAATGGGCAGTAATATCTAAACCAGCATCATAATGAAAGCAGTAAATAATAACGGAATAATTACAACTTATCCAGACGTACCACAACAATTTAAATCATCAACAGGGTTACATTTAAACGCTAGAGGAATGTCAGCAGATGCATTAAGAAATGCAGGTCTATTTGATGTAATCATAGACGAAAATTATGACTCAAGAATACACACACTTGGAGAAATATATTTTGATTCAGCTTCATCGGTATTTAAAAAAGATACAGAAGATATAACTTGGAGTGAAAGTTTATCAGAATTAAAAGAAAGAGCAATCAATAATTTTAAAGCACAAATAGGAAATAAACTTGCAGCGACTGATTGGTATATAATAAGAGAAGCAGATAATCGAGCAGATGTACCTGCAGATATAGTTGATGCAAGAGTAGCTTTAAGAGAATTATCAGACACAGTTGAATCAGAAATCAATGCACTTACTACTAAAAAGAAAGTAATTACATACGATTTCCCTAATATAGACTAAATATGGCTGTAAATAAGAGATTATTACAGGGTGCTGCGGCAGCAGGAGGATTAGTACCATCAGAACACTTTGGAGTAGCATTATACGAAGGAGATGGTTCCACGTCTCATTCTATTAACGGAGGTAAATTTGGTGCAGGTGCTTATTTTGATGGGAGTAATGGTTATATAGAAATATCATCACAAACTACATCTACAAATTGTAGCGTTTCTTTTTGGCTTAATACATCTGTAAAAAATGCAACTGTAGCTAACATTTTAGCAGCAGGAGGTTCAAGTTCAACAAGGACAGGCTTTTCTATAAGAAGAAATTCTAACGGATATATAGAGCTTAATTTTACTGATTCAACTACTGGTCAAACTCAAAGTTTTTATGGCACTACTGATATAACTGATGGAAATTGGCATCATATAGTATTATCAATGGCGAGTGACAATACTTTCGTAACTTATTTAGATAGTGCTTCGCATATAACAGGAACAAGAACAAGGTTTACAAGTGGAGACACTCAAAGTTTATCAACAAATAGATTTGGTACAGATGGAGTTTCTGCAGGTGCGAACAATTTTGAAGGTAAATTAGACCAAATTAGAATATTTCAAAAAGCTCTATCATCATCAGAAGTTTCAACACTATATGCAGAAACAGTAGATACAGTAGAATCATTAGATCCATTATCAGAAGATACAACAGACACACTACAAGTACTTGGAGATAGTTCTTGTATTGCTACTTATAGATTTGAAAATGATGAAGTAGATTTAAGTGGT